AGAAGGATGAAGTGTGTTGGAGTTCCACTTGCCCTTCTCTCTACATCAGGAAAAGCGTACTGCCTACCTGATGGTATCTTTACTCTACCAAGGTTAATAGCTTCATCACCTAACTTCTTGTGCCATTTAGCTATGCCTTTGTATTTATCCATAAAGTGTGTGTAGTATTCAGCTTCAGCTTTTGTTCTACCATACCCTGTAGCTCCGTACAGTGGGGCAAAGGTGTGTGCCTTAGCTTCTTGCCTAGTTGTAGGTTGACCTGCCTCAGTGATGATCTTAGCCGTGTAGGAGTGAACATCAAATCCGGTTGACACTTCTTGCATTGCAACTTTGTCTTGAGATAAAAGTGCAGCAACCCTAAATTCTAGTTGAGCAAAGTCTGCCTCTAGTATTTTACCTTTCATGCCAAATGAATTATCATTCCAACGAGAGATAAACACCCTCTTCACAGGAAACGTACCACCTCTAGGCATGTTCTGCATGTTAGGATTACGTCCACTAAAGCGTCCTGTGGCTGTAACATGTTGGGTTAAACTAACGTGTAACATGCCATCCTCTTTTGTATAGTGTTGTATACCCTCAACAAAAGCAGATAGATAACTAGACACAGCACTTTGTCTTTTTAGATCGGTTAGAAAGCTTTCTGCATCTGTCATCCCTTTTGATTTAGCTATATTTATGAGATGCTCCAAGTTACTTTTACTCGTAGAGAAACCATTAGCACTGACCCATGCCTTTGATGGTGGAAAAAATCCTAGACCTGCCATTTGCTTTAACTTAGTTAGCTTGTACCCTCTAGTATCGCAATCTGTGCATCGACTTGGCTTGGCAAAAGGTGTTCCATCTTTCTTTGTCTTGTAGATTTTGCCCTTACCCTTGCATGTTTGACACACACTAGCCTTTGTTTTAACCATCATAGAGCTATTATCCTTGACAGCCTGTTTAAAATCTTCTTTTTCATCAACATAGTCAAATGCAATCGCCCACTTTTTCTTATCGTGTAGTATTCTAGAATATATTACTTGACTAACTTGCTCCGGAGAGTTGAGATTTATAGGAGTATCACCCATTAAATGTTTAACTTGTGTCCCTAATCTAGTTTCTATCTCCAACAACTCATCCTCAAACTGCTTTCGCACCTCTTGTAAAGCTTGTTGGTCTATATTGAAACCATTCATATACATTCTAGTCAGCGTTTTGCACACTTTGTTAGTAGTATCCCTCACACTAACCAATGATTGAGACTCAGGCTTGTTGTACTCATCCATTAGTCGCCAATACAGAGATCTAGTAACCCTTAGGTCTTGTTCTAGATACTCTGATAACTCCTCTAGAGGAATCTCGTCTGTCTGAAAGCCTCTTCTAAAGTAATCCTTGAGTGTATCAGACTTCTTCATGTCTAAATCGTAGCGTAATGCACAGTTTTCTAAGCTTACAGAGCCTTTTTGTCCACGCTGTAGTATGTAATCTCCAAGCATGGTATCAAATATATCACGATCATACTTAAAACCACATGCCCAAAGCCACTGCAAGTCATACTGTAAGTTGTGACCAACAATCAGAGTGGTCTTATCAAGAACTTTTTGTAGTCTTTGTTGTGCATCATCGTCTTCAATAGTTTTTTCTTTGTGATCAAATACAAATACTGTCTTCTCTTCCTCTCTTATATGATCCATGATACCCACAAGTGTCAAAGAATTGGCAGGTTCAAAAGGGTCTAGGTGTAACTTGCCATCACGTTTAGTGGTGGTGTTTTCTACATCAATCATTATCTTCATGCTGAGTACCTTCCTGTTTCTACGTCTAGTTCAACATGAACTGTGCCATGCCAACCTGTTAGTTTATTCTTAGCCAATCGAATGTGTCGCTGAGGATCGTTGCTGTCCTGTCCTTCAATGTCAGGGTTCTTACTAATTAATAACATTAAATCTGCCTCTGCTGCCTTGCCTGTTTTGCTACCCTCAAGCATGGATTGGTTAACATTTATCTTACCTTCAGCCTCTGCTGATAGTTGGGACATCCATATTATAACGCAATTATACTTCTTGGCAATGTTTCTTGCATGAATTGCCGCCTCTTTGAGGTATATATCTGATCTTTCTGATCCGGCTGTTGCAAACTTGTCACCCATATCAAGAATAATTATGTCCGGCTTCACACTTTTGGCTAGCTGTTCAACGTAATCCATGTTTTTGTCAGTGGCATCCTTTATAGAGAGTAACCCTCTTATAGGATCGTATCTCTCCAATGCTTTCTTCCTGTTCTCTAGGACTTGATCGCTAGACATATTAGATTTGCAATAGAGGTAACGTAACCCTACACGCTTATATGCCTCTTCATTACACAGCACCACACACTTTGCCCCTTGATCTATAAAGCCACCCTCAGATGCTATGATACTAGAATGGAAGGATGTCTTTCCGGTGTTAGGTCTTGCTCCCACTATTACAAAGTGTCCACCACTTAGTCCTTCCACCCTTCTACGTAGCGATGGTATATTAAACTTCCACTGAAACTTTAGATTGAGGTGGTCAACAAGAGTATCAAAGCTTATGTCGTCTCCTTGAAACTTAAAGCTTGGAGTAAAGTCATCCTGATAGTTATCTAATATGTTTCTCAAGGGTTCAAGGTTGTTCTTAGTGCCATTCACATAATCAAAACCTATGTTGGCTACCTCTTCTCCCACCATCTGTTGAAACAATTTAGATAAAACTTCCTTAGCTATATCATTATTCATTGGCTCTTCCTTGGATAGCTTACTAAATAAAACTTCAAAGGATGCCTTGTTTGCTGAGGTCATCGTGCCATTATCCGAAAAGAACAAAGCTTGTAGTTCTGTAAGAGATAGATTTCTCTCATGTTTTCGCATAGCCTCGTCCAAAGTATTCTTGATCTTGCGTACATCTTTACTGAAGAGTCTGTCAGGACATTTACTGCCCTTGTGATCCTCGTAAAAGTCTTTCTGCATCAAGCTTCTAATTAGTGCTAGTTCTATCATTCTGTATCTTCTCCTCTATTAATCCATCAATAAGACCCAACATCTTGTCAAAGTCTTCTTTGCCTAAGTTCTCTATATAAAACCATTCATTAGCTCTCTTACGGCTTAGACTCTCAGCCAAAGAGTGTGCCATCTTTTCTGCTACACCTCTGTGCTTAAACTTCTTATAGGTAACTAGCTCGTAATCTCTGTGAGGACTACCTGTTTGATAGCCGTTACATCTGTCTGTGGATTCAATGGCTTTACCTATTTTGTACCAATTTTTCCAGGCAGGGTTTTTTAAAACATAAACCTCGCCCTCTGTTGACAGGACATAATTAACCAAAGAAGAAAATGCAGCATCATTAAATGATTTATACTTGCCTGGTTTATATAGTGGATGCTTTCTTGATATGTACTTACCATTCACACGCATCTGTAAAGGATTGTTTATTGCATTACTTTTAATGTTACGTTCCTTTCTACACTCCTTACAAAGACGCTGTTTCTTAGAGTACCCCCTATATGTATTATCAATGTGAGAGTTCTCTTCAGTTAACTCTATCTTACAAATGCTACATTTACCCATTTAACATCTCCTTTAGTTTGTTAAAATCATTCTCTCGTTTGTATTTTAAATCATCTTCAATCTGTAGTCCATAAACTTCTGACGGATCACAGTAACTTTTTAGTTCTTTAGTATACTGAATAGTCTTGCCTATAGCGTCAGGATCAAGAGCTACAATAACTTTATCAAAGGTATCGATATATTCCTTATGCTCTTTCAACAGACTTGTACCCAACAGTGCTACTCCTGTTACACCTATTAAGTTCTCCCCTATAACTGTTGCTGACACAACGTCCTCAACAACAACAGCTATACTTTTACTAGGCTTGATACAATAGGAGTAATACTTTGCTACACCACCATACTTGTACCACTTTGGTTGTGCGTTGTACAAAGCTCTTCCTATAGCATCAATAACTCTACCATTCTTGTAGATAGGGAACACAGCACGTTGGCTTTTACAATCGTACAGTAATTCTATATTTAAGTTCCAACGTCTTTTAAATCTTTGTACGTAAGCGTTGTTGCCATCTGTTATGTACTCAGGCATCTCAAACTTCTTAGTCTCTACTATTTCTTCTTTGCCTTGTATCTTATTCTTAATTGTCTCTACTAACATTGGAGTTAATGTAGCACCCTTAACGTCACAGCTATTCCTGTAGCAGTTATATATAATCAACCCATCTTTGTTTGTAGCTGTAAACTTTTTGACTCCGTTGCAGATAGGACAATCCAACGTGAGCGTCTCCCCTTCCTTTACGTCTAGTCGTCTTATAAAATCATTACTAGGTTTGTTCACCATTACTAATCTCCCTTCTTTCTAATGCACTTGCTGCCGATTTGTATGTGTGTCGGATATAAGGACGCATTGAGTTAGGACTACTATGCCCTGACACTGCCATGATCTGAGTGGTATCCACTCCGGCTTCTACCATTTCAGTTATAGCTGTTCGTCTCATATCCATTGCTGTTAATTCTTTTGGTAGTCCGGCTACCTCTTTCACTCTGTTAACCATTCTACTTATTTCTATGTCTGTGTATATTACGTAACCACCATTTCTAGGATGTGGATGTGGAGCAACGTACTTCTGAAACCCAAAGTCTTTATGCTGTTGTTCCAACATCCTATAGATATGTATGTGGATAGGCAGATGCACCTCTGCCCTTTTCTTAGATTGTTCAAGATCAAGTCTGCGTTCCTCAAAGTTTATATTACTCCACTCCAATGTTCGCATGTCTCCTATCCTTTGGGCAAACGCATAAGCCATATGAACTATTAGTCCTATACTTCTCCACTTATACTCTGAGTAAGCTGTATCCAAGAACAGACGGACTTGATCTCCTGTCCACATAACCTTACGAGGTTTAGTCTGCATCTTCTTAACAAACCTCATAGGATTATTC